CGGGGTAACGGTCACGTACTCGTCGCTGCCCCATTCCACACAAGCCTGCGCCACGTTGCCGTCCACGCAATCCTCAACGTTGTCCAGGATGATGGCCGCAGCACCTACATTGCCGCCGTCAATCAGCTCATCGTTGGATGTGCCGGTGGCGGCTACGCCAGCGTCAACAGTTGCCGCGCCGGTGGCCTCGGTCGTGACGTTGAGGATAAAGCGTGTGATCAGCAGGTCCGCGCCCTCTGGATTGGCCAGATTCAGCGCATCGCCGCCGGTCGTGGTGGTGGCAGCCGTGAGACTGCCATACAAACAACCCTTGCCTTGTGCCATGATTCGTACCTCCTAGATAGTGGGCGGGGACTAGTCCCCGCCCTTGATGGTTTGATTACGTCACCATTTCCACGGCTTCGCCCGACTCGTCCGCGCCGGTCACCGCGTCCATGTTGCCCATGAGCACGCCGCGATCGTTGGCGTCCCACTTGGCCGCGCCATAGCTCATGCAGTCCTTGAGCAGGATGCGCGCCGGTCGGTTGGCTGCGATGGCCGGGATCACAAATCCAGCCGTCATCTCGAAATTGGCCTTGTTGCAGTTGGAAAAGATGCATTCCTTGAAAATGGTGTAGCGGTCGATGCCGGTCGCATCAGCCACCTCGACAAAGGCCGCGCCCGCGTTGCCCGCGTACATGGACACGTGGCAGTCCTCGAACACGTTCCGCGAGGCGGCGCCGTCGAATAGCACGCCCACATGACCCGTCGCCGAGGCGATGGTATCCACGCCGATAGTGCAATGGCGGAACAAGTTTTCGTCGCCGGTCACCTTCAGGCTCGCCCCGCCGTTGATCGCCATAGTAGCATGGCCGCCACCGGCGAAATGGACGTTCTCGAAATAGTTGCGCCCGCCGGCCACCTGCACGTTGATCAGGCTGGTGGCGTCGTCCACGCCTTGAAAGATGTAGAAATTCTTGAAAATGCAGCCCGTGGCCGTGACGTTAAGCAGGGGCGACGCGCCGGTCAGGGTGGAGGTCTGGAAAATGCGAGCGCGTTGGGCGGCGGCGCTTGGCGCGCACCAACCGATGAGGTGCGTATAGTTCTTGTCCCAGGTCAGGGCCGCAGCGAGATTGTTGCCGCTGGAGCCTGCCAGGTAAAGGACCACGTCGTGCTGGTTGGCGGTACACAAGGCTTCGGCGGCTTCGATGCTTGCCAGCGGGTCCTGGAAGGACTTGCCGGTGTTGTTGTCACTGCCGTTGGCCGGGTCCACCAAAAAGATGTTGCTATTCGGCCCTCGGGGGATGCCCTGCAAGGCCAGGTATTCAGTTACCGCTTTTGGGAAAAGGCCCATGTCATCCTCCTTAGGATTCCTGGATCACCGCGAACGGGCAGCGGGAGGCTGCCGTCTCTTGCATGCGGTTGATCGGATTCGGTAGCGCAAAGCCCAGGCGCATCACGGCGCGAAGAGCGATCATGTCCTGCTGCGCCAGGTTGTAAACAATGTTGCCGCTGGCGTCTTGGATCACGGCCTGGTCCAGCACCTTGTACGTCAGGTCCTGTCGCATGGCGTAAACCAGCTGGTCCCATTGCCCGGCGACCATGAGATAGGTCGAGCTGGCCACGCCGGTCAGCGGGAACAGGATAGGAGCGCCGTCTAGGTCGTACTGATTCGAGCCCTGCATAGAGCGCGTGAAAATGGGCATGCCTTCGGTATCGCGCACGTTGCGGAGCTTGCGCTTCATGGAGCTGTGCGCTACGCTGCCGGTGACCATAAAGCCGTCGGCTTCCACCAGCCCAAACAGGCCAGCGGTGCCGTCGGCTTTTTCGCCAAGGATCGCCTCATACCAGTCGGTATAGTCGCTGGCGTCGATGTACTGGCTGGCAGCGTTGGCAACGGCCTGAATGCCAGCAGCGCCCAGGGCGGTAGACCAGTTGGTCGGGATGTTAGTGCCCCAAAGCACGGCGTTGTCGATGGCGATGGCAAAGGCCTCTTCCAGCATGGGCCGAATCTGGCCCCAAATGTCATAACTGGAATCGTCCAGCACGGCCTCGGGAATCGGCACGATCACGGCCAACTCCTCGGCATAGATGTACTTGTCTTCCCAGGTCACCTCGCTGGTCTGCTTCTTGCCCGTATCCGCTGTCACAAAGTAGGCTGTGGGCAGCGCCGATACGACCGGCATGGTGCGCTGGTTAACGGTAAGGTTCGGGAGCCGCGTTGCTAGCTGCATGCAAACGCTGCGACCCGGAACATGGGACAGGATTTCGTCGCTAACATCGGTCGGAATGAGCGATGCAACGTCGGTCCTGGAAATCAAGCTGTTGTAAGGCATATTGACCTCCTAGCGGGGGTCATGAGATGGGGCGACCCGCCGCCGCTCTAATGAACTTGTTCATGTCTTTGCTTGTGGGCTGCTGGCTGGCCGTCCCGGCTCCAGCATTGCCCCGTGGTGTTGTCGGTTGGAATAGCTCCGGGAATTGGCCTTTGACCGCTTCCCAGTTGACCCGTCCTCTGCGATCAATGGCGTCGATCTCGTTCGCTGCGATCCAAGCGAGCTTGGCGTTGGTGCATCCTACTTCGGCGCGGGCGGCATCCTCGTAAAAGGCCGCGCGATTCTCGGCTGCCTCCAGTTGCCCGCTCAGCTCGGATAGCTGTTGCTCTAGCTCGGAGCCTTTTTCCGCCTTGGCCGCTACGTCTCGTAGCTGCTTGCTCAGGTCCTTGCGCTGGGTCCGCTCGGATTCCAGCGCCGACTTGAGCCCGGCGATGTGGTCGTTGACGAGGTTCTGTTGCGGCTCCTCTAGCGTCTCGATCCACGATTCGTAAGTAATGGCCTCGCCCTGTGGCTGGTCTCCAGCGCCGTCAGGGTTGGTGTTCGGGTCAGTGTTTTGTGCGTTATCAGGCATCTCGCCCTCCTGTGTTGGCGTCTCGCCAATCAATTCAGTAATTTATTGAGCGCCGTCACCTGCGGGCTGTCGCCCCAAACATTCGAGCGGACAGTTGACCGCAATTGTGGCAGTTGAAACACTCCATCTTGCCATGCCTCGAAATACTTGGCGCCCATCTGACCCCGCTGCTGCTCCGGGTCTTGTTGGCGGAACCATTGCAGCGAGGTCTCCCATTGCGGCGTTCGCGCATGTATCACCACCGGCACCATAGCGCATCGCCCGTTCGGGTGGTCGCTCAACACTGCGCCCACTGGGAACCGCTCTCCGTCTGATACCAGACAAGCCATGCACGTTCGGCTGTCTTTGGTCGCCAAGCGCCGGAACTCTCGCACCACGCCGGATCGCTCGTATTGCATGGCGCTGGCCTGACGATAAACCCGCAGTTGCTCCGAGCGGGCGATCACCAAAGCGCGATTCAGCCCTGCGCCCAGCCCGTCTCGCATCCGTCGTGCCGTCTGTCTCGGGTTGACGCCGATAGCGGTGCTCTGAATCAGCTCCCGGATCACACCGTCAAAGGCATCGGGATAAGCTTCGCGCAATAGCGTATTCAGCGGCGATCCGTCCCCGGCCAGGCCCACCATGTTCTCGATAGCCTCGTAGGGCAGCCGCTCAAATATCGGTCCGCCAAACGCGCCGTAGCTGGCGTTAATAGCGCTGGCCGCATTGTCAATCCCCAGCTGCCCCATCTCGGCCTGCCCCCGGCGAATCAGCGGCTCCGCATAATCGCCGGTGTAGCGCAGCACCTCTTCTTCTGTTAAGGCCCGCAGCCGCTTGTACCGTTCCATGCGATACAGCGCCGCCTCCGAGATTGTCAAGCCTTGTTCGCGCCGCTCGGCAAAGTCCCAGGCCAGCGCATCGATGTGTGCTTGCAACCGTTCCTCGACCTCTAGGTAACGGTCAGCCATATCAGCCTCTTGCGCCTGCTCTCGCAGCAACAGCGCCGCCTTGAACTCACGCATCACCCGAACGACCAGCGGCTCAATCGTCGCCATCCACCGTCACCGCGTCCGCTGGGGCCTGTTGCTCCATGCGCATTCTCGCTTCGGCCAATAGCGCCTGTGCCATGCTTGTTTGTTTGGCCTGCGCCGCTTGCTCATCTTTGGCCATGTCGTCTAGCTCTTGCTGTGTCCATCCCTCACGCCGTAGTTGTGTCACCAGCGGAATACCGGCGTCCACCGAGGTCTTGCGCGCGGTGGCCTCAGTCAGCGGCTGTACCGTCTGCGCCGTCTCCCACAGCACGCTCAGATCATAAGGCGTAACCGGATAGCCCAAGAGCTGCGCCAAAAACGCGCCCACCTCTTTCCATGTGGCGCCATAGATGTTTTGCAGCCCTTCCGACTTTTTATTGAGCGGCGCTTCCATGGCGATCAGCGCTTCACCGGAAACGTTCGCGCCGGCCTGCGCCATGAAATAATGCTTCGGGGTGCGCGTGATAACGGCCATGGCGTTGGCGATCTTGTCGATCTGGTCTGAATAGACGGTCAAGTCCGCCGGTGAAAATTGTCCCACGCTCGTGCCCTGCCCCACGCCATCGCCCGATGGGATCGTCCAGATCTCGTTGGGCGCGTTGCGGAGTTGTGACGTGTCTCCTAGAGTAATGATCCACCGCTGGGGGAAGGCACCGAACTCAGCTGTCACCATCAGATCGGCCAGCAGCTTGTTCACGATGTCCTGTTGCGAGGTCACGCTGGGCCGTAATTCACCTTGGCCCGAACGGCGCGATTTCCGCAGATGGAAAACGGGGATGCGCTCGAACGGATTGGGCGCCGTCGGCGGGTCCGCTGCCACAAAGTCATCCGCGCTGCTCACGTGGTCGTCCTGCGTGGTGCTGACGTAATACTCTAGCCGGTCGGGATAGTACAGCGTCAGATACCGCAGCCCGTCCTCGCCGACCCACCACTTGGCAGCCATGCGCATCATGTGCGGGTTGTTGGCGTCGTAGAAGCAATGCACCAGGCGCGGATCGTTGGCGTACACCTCTGGCCCGTCGCCCTCATCCCAGACCATGATGAACCCCTCGCCGCAAACGCTGACGGCCTCGTGGGCCGACGCCGCTTCGAGCATCACGTTATGGCGGTCCCAGTATTCATCTAGCGCCTTGTTCATGCCGCGATCATTGGCGTCCCAGCCCTGGACCTGCAAACGATCCAGAACGGCGTCGACGACCACCGCGCACCAGTTCTCCCAGAAACGCGCATCGATGCTGTTGAACACCGCCTGCAGGCGCTGCGTGCTGTACCGCAGCGGCTGATCACCGTCGTAGTAGTTCCACAGAA